GCTTCGAGTTCTGGTCAAATATATTTAGATCTATAGAATGTGTAGAGTCTGATCCAGAAGCGTTAATAATGACAAAGTATGCTAAAAACAATTTCTTAGCGTTAAAGGTCTCGTTCTTTAATCAACTTTATGATTTGTGCGATAAAATGAATGTAGATTATGAAGAAGTTAGAAAACATACAACTGCTGATAATCGTATAGGAGAAAGCCATTCATTCGTTACAGATCGAAGAGGTTTCGGGGGTCATTGTTTTCCAAAAGATACTTCTGCATTAGTTAGAACATCAGAAAAGTATGGTAGATTTTTTAGTTTAATGCATGAGGCTATATCATACAATGAGTCTGTAAGAAAAAACTAATGACTTCATAATCATGCTTAATGGTGTAAATAATATTATGGATACCATTCTTCAACTAGTTCAAGATAACCCTTGGTTTGGTGTAGTGACTGCTGGAATCGCTTTCGCATCTGCAATCGCTGCTGCCACCCCTACCCCTAAAGAGGGGTCGATTTGGTCCAAAATCTATTCTATAATTGATTGGGCTGCTTTAAATATCGGGAAAGCCAAGCAGAAATAGTCTACGGGTTATTTTATAAATTAATCTCTAGACACCCCCTACCTTTTTGGTGGGGGGTTTTGCTGTATATTTACTTGATTTAAATTGATTAAACGCTACAATATAACTCATGATATCTAATAAAGCTAAAGGTTTGTCTGGTTTAAGCCATGTAGCTCATACAAAAAGATTAATGGATGAGTCTGTCAGGAGATACCATCACTCTTGTTTATCAGCAGGTTTGTCTATCAAGAAGACAGGAAAGGTTCAAGATATAGGGCATGTAGACTTTGTTGTGGAGGGTGAAACTGTAGACTTAAAAGGTTTAAAGAATTCCACAAGGGAAGGTAAGATTCTTCTAGAATTTTTAAATGTAGGTGGCAAAACTGGTTGGTGCAATGAGAGCGGCACTCCAGTATGGATTGCTTTCGATGTGGGAGCTTTCTTTTTGCATGTAAAAAACTCTGATTTGTATCAACTGGCAAAGAAAAAATGTGACTTAAGAGATACCGTGACTAAAGTTAATGAGTGTCTTTATAAAGGTTACAGGAGAAAAGGTAGGAAAGACTTGATGTCTATGGTCAACCTACAAGATGTATTTATCGCAGATTGCGAACATTGGATTCTGCCATATCAGGAGTATGATCTGCCTATAGATAGTGTTTAAAGGTCGTTTTTTTAGATTCTTGAAAAAACCTATTGACGAGGCTTCGATACTAAGTATAATCGACTCCATGCTGTTATGGATATTTATTATTATCGCCTGGATAGCCTTTGTTCTATTTGTGTGCCGTCTTTTAGGGCTTAATGCAGAACAAGAACGCTTTATTGAGGAGCAGCAAAGAAAAAAAGAAAATAAATGAAAAAACACTTATATGAAATGCTTCATAGCGAAGCTATCGCAGACAGAAAGAAAGCGCTGCTTTCTCTTGATCTACTCTCTGACCATGCCGTGGGCATTGGCGATCATTCTACAGATGATTACTGGAAGAATGCGAGGCAAGCTCTGGAACTTTTGGTTGATGCAGATGACCGTTTGGATTGTCTTCGCAGGTATTTTCCAGAAGAACATACGTCTATTCTGTAAGCATGAATGTGATGCATGTTGAACATTACCATTAAAATGGACATGTCTAGACTTGAATCTTTTGTTTATTTAGCTTTTTTGTTTTATTTTTTTTATATGTTGACTAATTATTTTATATGGAATTAGAGGAATTTAACTTGTGCGAGGGAGCTATACAGTTTGATGGTCTAGATAATTGCATCATTGGGAGTGACCAAAGAGGGTTTCTTGTTTATTCTTATAAAAAAATGCTTGACTATTTTTCTAAGTCTGGCATGATTATGGAAGAAGCTGCTGAATACATTGAGTTTAATGTTGTTGGCATCAAACCTGATAACTATACAGTTGTTTATGATTTAATTTAAACACCAAAAAGAAAAATGAAAGTAACATATACTCCAACCAACCAAAAACAAATTGAGGAATACCTTAAAAAAGGCGACCCCACTTTATTGAACCCAACTGTTTCGATTGAACATCCTATGGATGATATGACTCTACCCGACTTCATGACACAGGCTATTTTTCCGATGCTTGTCGGCATGGGTTACAGTCAAGGGACAATCGCAAGAGCTATTACGATTGACGATGACAATGATGGCTACAGTGATAATGAAGGAGAAGAAGAACAAGAGCTTACTGATTACTAAAAAATGAGAACAAAATTATTCCTAGCTACATCACTACCGCTTTGGGCGCTCGCAACTTGGAGTTGCTTTAGGAGTCCAGAAGTCGAGACAGTCGTTCAAGAAAAGATTGTTTATCCAGAAAAAGTCGAGGCTTGTGTATCTCTCACTAAATTTCAACTAGAGAAGATGCTCGGGCATTTCAACGAGGACGATCATCCTTCTGAAATGAAGCGTTTTAAAAGTTTAGTTAAGAGAGAAGGAGACAGATGGAGAATCTCTTCGACTCACTTAGCCAAGGGAGCAGAAAAATATTCTCTTCCAGATGGTAACTTCTTTGTAGTCGATGCTTCCTTTATTGATTATCATGGAGACTTCAAGGATTGTATTACTTACGCTCACAGTTATAAAGACAATCACGAATATATCGTGTTATCAGCCAAGTAAAGTCGCAAATATAAGAAAACATGAACAAATTATTTAAAATATCATTCGTCTGTTTAATTCTATCTCTATTATTTAAATATGGAGTAGAGGCGTATGTTAATAGAGGTGCAGATTATCCAGAAGGCCCGACAGTAAATGGGGAGGAATTATTTGTTGATTACCCCGCTAATACATTTTATACTTCTGCAAATATGGAGGAAGACTCCTTATTTACAGGGATATCCGTTAGGTTCCATCCAAATGGCGAACTACTTGTGAAGGGTGGAATTAAAAACGGGAAACTTCATGGTCCGTTTGACGCATGGTATGCAAACGGACAAAAACAAATGTCTCTTATCTGGAAAAACGGAGAGAAGTTTCGCAGATTTAGAGCTTTTTTATCAAATGGTAATAGGATAGAGGGAGGGAATGAGCTAGGGAAAAAAGTTTTCTCTGGTGAAATAATTCTTGAGTAATACAATGTATTACAGATCAAATTATTCAAATAGAAATGAAATTTAATTACGCAAAATTAGGATATGGCTTATTTAGCCTAGCGGCAGGATTGACAGTGGGTTTGCTTTTGGCAATATTTGTTGGAATTTGTGCTTTTTTTAATTCTCTTGTCACATTTCCCTTGCATATCTACAAGCAATCCGTGGAATCTTATCAGGCTAGGAAGTTAAAGAAGATTTTTGGTGTTTCCAAAGACTTTCAACGTGCTGACTTTCAAGTCCCTGCTAAAGCAGAATCGATTTGGGATAAACATATCCGAAGAATGGAAGAGAAAAATAATAACAATAATAACAATTAATAAATAATGAAATCGTTTTACGAATTAAGTTTATATGTCATAGGGTGGGCAGAAGAGAGAGGTATTTTCCATGAAGGAGATCCTTTAGCTCAATTAGATAAGACTCAAGAAGAGTTGGATGAAACAATAGAGGCAGTAAAGAATGATTTTCATGGCAATGATCATGCTGAAATAGCTGATGGTATTGGTGACATGCTTGTTACTATTATCATTGCTGCCAAAATGATGGATCTTGATCCTACTACTTGTCTGGAGCAAGCATACAACGAAATCAAAGATCGTAAGGGTAAAATGGTTGATGGTAAATTTGTAAAGGAGAAATAACATGTCTAAATTATTAAATTGGTTTGAAAATGATGAATTATTTTTCAAAGAGTGTAGACAGGGGCAAAAATGGCAGGAATATGTGGGGCGTTATTTAGAAAAGCAAGGCGTTGAGGTAGATATTGCAGAGTTGTCTTTCCGAGACAATCCTAATGTCGCGGATTATTCAGACGATGAAGCTGGTCGATGGGCGGTTGCTCGAAAAAAAATGGAAACAGCGCGAAAAGAGTATGTCAATACAAAAGACATAACAATCCTCCCTGATCGTGTCGTGGAAGTAAAGAGTCGTAATCTTCGCTTCACTAGCCCGAAGGATTTTCCTTTTGAAACTGTTATAATTGACACTGTTTCTGGATATAATCAGAAAGACCCCAAGCCAAGATTGTATGTTAGTGTTAGTCGCGAAACAGGGGCTATGATCGCTACAAATGGGTGGGCATCAAAAAATTGGCGAAAAGAAAGAAAGTTTGACAGAGTAAGAAAAATTTGGGAAATAAACTATGAGTGTCCTATTGAGTATTGGAAACCTATAGATTATTATTTGCCTTCTATAAAAAAATATCAAAATGAACAGTAAAGAGCTACTCCAACTCCACGATGATACTTGCAATGCTTGCAAGGCAATCATGAAACAAAAAAATAGTGATTACACTGGCGGCAAAGGCGCAACTGATGTGTTCGCTAATTTTAATGCATCTAAAATGCTCGGCATTCACCCAGTTCAAGGGTTGTTGTTGCGTGTGATTGATAAGATCCAAAGAATCCGCTCATTCACTAACGATAAAGAACTATCTGTTCCAAATGAAACAGTAGAGGATGCTTGTGATGACATTGTAAATTATGCTATTCTAGCTAAAGCGATGTTGATGGAAGAAAGATCCCAGATCGAACAACCAGTTTCCAAATTACCGACTGGAGAAGAAGAGGTTCAAGCAGAGAAGCGTATGAATATTATCGGGCAAAACGGTAACGAAGGTCTTCATTATAAGCAGACTTATGCTGTCGGAGAAGGAGATATGCCGTGAAAAATGTTTGGAGGTTATGGGCAAAAGCATTAGGAGAAAAACAAGGTAAAGATCATGAAGCTGATTGTATAGCTTTCATTAGGACTGTAATTATTCTCCAAGCTGTTGTCTGTAACTTCTTTATTGTAGCTAATATTATAAA